CTTTCTTGGGCTTGCCGGTTGCCGTGGGTTCCGGGTTCAATTCCCGCTGGGCAGGGATCAGCTTGAACTTGACCTGAAGCTGAAGGTCATGCACCTGACCCGCTCGTTCCAGAACCTTCAGTTCCTTGTATCTGTTCGCTTCCTTGACAGAATCAAACGTGATCCCGTCCACGGTGACTTTTCGGTTGTGGTATTTTCTCATGGTCTGACCACCCCGCATCACAGACTGCATCTTGCAGACTTTGCCTTTCTGTTGGTAGCGGGACAGATGCCGCTGTGCCGGTCATAGCACCGCTGGCAGAAGACCTTGTGGCTGCTCATGGCATAGTTTGTGGTGGGGTTCTTTGCAGGCTTGCCAGCCTTTGCCTGTTCGGTTTTCTTCATGATAGTTCTCCTTTCATATCAGAACGGCAGTTCACCGTCATCTTCGTTCATGTCCGTGAATTCCTGGTCAGTGCCGGAATAGTCAGCAGCCGGTGCAGAATAGCTGGAACCAGGATCTGCTGCCGCCTTGCTTTCGCAAAATTCATGCCGGTCAATGATGATGTCCGTGGTGTAGTGCTTCACGCCGTCCTTTTCAAAGCTGCCGGTCTGGATCCGGCCTTCCACGGCGATCTTGGTTCCCTTGTGCAGATACCTGGAAGCAAATTCAGCGTTTTTGTTCCAGGCCAGACAATTCAGAAAATCCACATTCTGCTGACCTTCCTTTTTCACAGGCCGGTCAACAGCCAGTCGATACCTGCAAACAGCAGTGCCGGACTGTGTGTGCCGTAATTCAGGATCAGCAACCAGTCTGCCGATCAGGATGACTTTGTTCATCGGGTTGTTCCTCCTTTTTCTTGGTGATACCAAGCATCGTGCAGATGGTTTCCAGTTCAGAATGTGTGATACCACTGTATTTAGTGAGTTTGTCTGCCAAAAACTTCTACAGCATACCTAATTCGTGTTCTGTTACTACAAGGTGTTTTACTTCTGATAAGTTTAGATACTCGCCATTCATGTCCATCACTCCTTCAGTCTTAAATTGCAGCAGTCTTCTTTGTTGTGGTTCACGATGTCCTTCCAGTAAAGATAATGGGCATCCACATCTTCACAGACAGACAGTTCTTCAAACCCTGTCACCCTGGCTAGATATTCGATCTTCTTCACCAGGGGAAGGTGACAATATCCAGACTGCTTCAGGGTGTATTCCGAATAGTCCAGCGGCAACCACTTTCTGATCCAGTGGTTCACCCTTAAAAACTCCACGATGATCTTGTTGCAGCGGATGCTGTTCAACCGCTCGAAATCCACATACTGTGGAATGTATGGGGATAACCGGACAGCCACATCAAAACCTGCATCATACAGGGTTTCAATGGCCTTGATCCGTCTTTCCGTGCTGACAGCCTTTTCTGCCGGGATCCATGTGGTGCTGATCTGGATGTGTGCCAGTTCCTTGTCCAGAATGTCCATGTATTCACAAATCAGGTCAGACTTCGTGACGATCAGGTAATGAATGCCGTACTTGTTCAGCAGCATGATAGTTCCCCTTGTCACCCGTTCCTGCTTTTCGATGGGCTGGAAGCAATCAGTCATGCCGCCCAACCGGACAACCGTGCCAACAGGAAGCCGTTCGATCTTCTTTTCAATCCTGTCCAGACTTGCAACAGCCGGGGTTTTGGCATTCCACAGCTTTCTGAAGTCCAGCAAGGATTTTGCGTAGCAGTAGGAACAATCGTGCTGACATCCGCATCCGTAGGTGTCCAAGCGTTTGTTGTACAGACACTTGCTTCCTTCGTTGCCCTTGACCTCTTTGTAGAAACTCTTGAATTCTTTCATGACTTGACCCCTTTCAAAATTATTGGGATCAAGAAATGCAGCCTGTCATTCCTTCTGTTCGGATCATCAGTTTTTAGAACAGACCAAAACACCTTCCTTCCCTTGCTTTTGCAGTGATCTGATAAACTGCTTTGCAGCATCTTCAAGCACGGCCCGTCTTTCTTCTGCCGTCAGCTTGCCGGGATGGATCCGAACTATGGCCTTCCCTGTGTCGTATTCAGTGCAGTTCTCATAGACAGTGATCTTCATAGTGCGAACCCTCCTTTTTCTGTAACGCTTAAAGCGTTATCGTGGGTAAAATTTTAAGCCCTCCACTGTATGTCATCATAAGAAAGGCCGTATAGTTCACAGATTGCTTCTATCTTGTCAGATCCAGGGAAGGTTTTTCCGTTTTCCCAAGAACTCACAGTCTTTTTCGATACGTTCAACTTGGTTGCCACTTCTTTCTGTGTCATGTTCCGGTTGATTCGTGCTGCCCTCATAGTTATACGCATATTCCTCACCTGCCTTTCTATAACGCTTAAAGCGTTTTCTGATGCTAGAATACTATATCAAAATAACTTTGTCAACACCCAAAGTGTAATTTTTTGCTTTTTGGGTTGAAAAAATATCGCTTAGGGTGTAATATGTGTTTGAAAGGTGGTGAAGCAAATGAGTTCTTTGGGAAACAAAGAGATCTTCTCCAAAAACCTAAAGTATTATATTGAGAAAAGCGGCAAAGACCGTGGGGAATTAGCTGATATTTGGGGATTCCCGTATTCCACCGTTACCGAATGGGTAAACGGGAAGAAATATCCGAGAATAGATAGGATCGAAGTCATGGCTGATTATTTTGGGATCCTGAAGTCTGATCTGATTGAAGAAAAGATGACAGAGGAAAAAGAAAAGGACAACGACACTTTAGCAAGCATCATTGTCCGTATGAGAATGGATGAAGATTTTCGTTCTGTTGTGGAATCTCTATATAATCTTGATTCAGCGAAAATCAAGGGTGTTCAAAAAATGTTACAGGCTTTTGGTGAGTAACTTCAAGATTAGATCCAGAAGGGGAATGTCATTGCATTGTTCCATCAATTCAGTGATCTGTTTTATGTATTGCTCTTTTGTGAGTGTCATATAATACCCTTTCCTTTCGCTTCCTGTATTAGAACATCCGTTCTAATCATTATATTAAGATAATTCCCTGAATTGTGCAATATTTTATTTCGTGGAAGATTTCGGTAAGTGTGTAAAATATGGTGCGGGAGTGACTGATGCCAACAATCACCCCCGCATAGAAAGGAATGATAGGCCTTTCCTTGACCCAGCTTCAGCCTATCATTCAAGGTTAAAAGTTTCAATACACAGAAGCAAAGCATCCGATTTTTGGGTGAATCACATTGCTTCAGATGTTAAAAAAAGGAGTATATATGTACCTTGAATGCTTGGAATGTCCGAAATTAGGCACGACTTGCAAAGGGCCAAATTTCGTGGCAATGCCAGCCCATGATCTGTGGGAGTGGTGCAAAAAGAGAAAAGCCCAGCTAAGACTGACCAATCAACAGCTTGCTGATCTGTCTGGAACCCCAAAAGGAACCATTGACCGGCTGTTTGCGAAAGATCAAGCTGATTTCAAATATGAAACCATCCGGCCTGTGATCCGTGTGCTTGTGGGCGGTGAATTCGATGACGAAGCCACTTGCCAGGATCCCCAACAGGATGCCCTTGCTGCCGAACAAATCAAACGCCTGGAAGAAGAAAACGCCAAACTGAAGGAAACCATTGCAGAACTCAAAGAAGCAAAGGCAGAAAAGAAGGAAGAAATTGCTTTTCTGAAAGGCGAAGTAGAAAACAAACGTGGATACATAAAAATCCTAGTTGTTTTATTGTCTATTTGTATTCTTGTCATCTGCGGCGCATTGATCATCGACAGAATGAACCCTGATATTGGTTTCTTCTGGCGTGAAGTTGCAGAACACTTCACAGAATCAGAAAATGGCACAAATGAAGCAGATAGTTTGATGAACCGAATTATAAATTGGAGGTTGTAAAGATGATAAGTGAACAAACGAAATCAGAAATATCAGGTAAATATGTAGGAAGTCCAGACCAATATGCAATGTATTTGAGAAAGTCAAGGGCTGACCTTGAAATGGAAGCCCTTGGTGAAGGCGAAACCCTGACCGTCATAAAAATATGTTGGAAGCCCTGGCAGCGAAGCACGACATTTCCATGAATCAGATCACCGTATACAAGGAATTGGTTTCCGGTGACAGCCTGGATGAACGGCCTGAAGCACTAAGACTGCTTGCAGATGTGTTTGCCGGGAAATATAAAGGCGTGCTTGTCGTTGAAATCGAACGTCTGGCCCGTGGTAACACCAAGGATCAGGGTGAAGTTGCCGATGCCTTCACATTCAGCAACACGCACATCATCACCCCTGCAAAGGTCTATGATCCAAACAATGAGTTTGACCAGGAATATTTTGAATTCGGTTTGTTCATGTCTCGCCGTGAATATAAAACAATCAAGCGAAGACTGGAAGCAGGAAAACTGCAATCCGTCAAGGAAGGCAACTATCTTCTTTCTGTCCCGCCCTATGGGTTCGACATCCTGAAGAAATCCAGGAAGGAACGGACATTGGTTGAAAAGCCGGAAGAATCCAAAATTGTCAGGATGATCTTTGACTGGTACACGGAAGACCGGAAGCCGACATCCTGGATTGCGAACCAGTTGAACATCATGAAGGTTCCGTCCAGGAGCGGCAGAGAATGGGCCAGGGCAACCGTCAAAGACATCCTGTTCAATGCACACTATATCGGCAAGGTGTCCTGGGGAAAACAGCAGACCATCAAAGAG